GCCCGGATTATACCACTGCTCCAGCGAGCGCGAGCCCAGCGGCCACATGACGAGCCCTGAAATCGCCACGTCCAGAACCCTGTCGCCACGAGCTTCCTTGGTGGCAAAACTGTTCGGCAATACGTTCGCAGGTGCGAGCGGCTGCGAGCTGTACATCTTCGCATCCTGGCTGGCGTAGAAATTAGAAGCCCCGGACCACACCGTTATGTTGCTGAGTTCGGCCACAGCGGTCGGATCGAAGTTGATCGAGGCGTCGAAACCTGCATTGACGACGCCAGCCGTCAGTGTGGCCGTGTATCCCGTGCCGCCTGGCGTGGCGGCGTTCTTGTTGGTCGCGATGCAAAGCGCGGTGCGGTCCTCCGCAAAGCGGATGATAGGCTGTTGTGCGTTCACGGCGACAAAGCCGGCGAGAACCGGCACCCCTGTCTCGACGCTATGCCATATCGATCCATCCGCGTGCCCGGTCCATATCGTTTCGAGCGCGTGGTTGATCGCGATACATGGCGCCGCAGTTGGCCGACAAACCGTATCGAGGCCGGGCGTTCCGATGAAACGCACCTTAGACGGCTTGCCCTCCTTCATTTCGCGCGGCATCACGCGCACGTTGACGAGCTTCGCGGCACCCTGATCGAAGTTCTTTGGATCTTGGAATGAGCCTAGCAGGTCAAGAGGGGGCATGCATGCGCCAACCTTTATTGACAACGTACGTCCATACTCGCTCGCGTCGCCACCCTAGCATGTACTTTATAATTGGTGCGGTACGTACAACATGCGTTTCGTCTGTTTCAAATCCTGCGACGAAATGTGGTGCGACGATTTGAAATAATAGCATCCTAAGCTCTCACGAACCTAAGCCACTGCTGGCCGCGCGCCCAGTTACGCCAGCGGTCATTTACCATCTTCGCGCGTGACAACAACACCGGATCAAGCTTATCCGATGGCCGGCCGTACGAGCCGCAAATCGTCAGGCCCAGCATCAGTGTGGCGTCGTGGATGCCTTCGGAGGGCAGCGCAACGGTATCGCCGCCGAGCGGGTCCGAAATCAGCGGCATCCGGCCGCCGTATTCGATCAACGCACTAGCCGCGGCACGCGGGGGCTGCCACGCCGTAATCAGCACCGAGTTGTCCGACTGGCGCTCCTGGTGCCATTTCGTGACGATACCGGGGTACGTCGTGCGCACAACATCGGCTTTCGGCGCCATGCGGGTTTCGCGGTTCACGGTGACGTTGATGTCATTCATCCAGATTGATTTGATCGCAACCGCGTCTTGCTGCACAAGGTAGCCGCTGCTCGCCGTGCCGACCGAGAACGTGTAAATCTGGCCCGTTGTGCCGACTGGCAACAATGCAGTTGTCGTTTTCATGAGGTACTGACAGGCGCCGTCTGATTGTTCGCTGCGGAGCATGTCGTTCAGCACGACGACGTTGTTCGCGATGTCCGCCGGCTGAGCCGGATCCATTTGGTCAATGATGCCGAAAAGACGGAGCGCGTTCGTGATAACCTGGGCGGCCGTGGCAGTCATGATTTAACGCGTCGCGGTTTGCGGTTATGTCGGAAACGTGCACCCCGACACAACAGAACTCCCCTGCCGAAGTCTCGCTGCCCTAGAAGGCGGTACTGATACCGAGTGGGCCACACCCGCCAACCTTGATGCGTCTTCACGAGTTTTCCCATGATCAAACTTTCTTCACAGCAGTCCAAGGCGGCGACCATAGCGCATCCGGAACATCTTTGTCCGTGGTCGAGACGGCCGCCAGTTCCGCAGCCGCGTTCGGGGGCGTGACCGTGCGGACGGAGCTCGAGGGCACGAACGTTCCATCGTAGTTCGCCGGTACGATCGTGACCAGGTTAAAAATCTTCGCCCCCAATGGCGCGTCCGGCGACATAAATGCGGCCGACTTGCCGAGTTGAGCGTAGTAGGGAACCGACTTCAGCAGCGCTTGCAGCCGCGTGGCGTCGTCGGGCGCGGCCGCGGGCGCGTTGGCAAAGGTCGTCGTGGTGCCATTCACGGGGCCGTTGCCCCAAATGGCATCAAGGTTGTACCGAAGTGGTAGCGGCTCTGAAGGCGGTTCGATTGACTTGTCGGGGAAGGCCTGAAAATCGTACACGGCGGGCCAAGGATCCCAGCACGACCGCACTGCGCGCCCCGAGGCGGCGCTGCAAACGAGCAGCCCGGTAAGCCGCTCCCGGCGCAAGGTACTGTAGGCCACGCGTGCGTTGCAACGCGAACACGCGGCCCACGTCTCCGCGCTGCGGAATTTCGGCTTTGGAGTGTGGGCGCCACTAGCCACGCGATTGGCTCCTAAAGAACGACCCGCCCCGAGGGGCAGGCCGTTAAGTCAATAGGGAGGAAGTGCGCCAGTCATACCACTCAGATGCCGTCAGCGCCAGCGCTGCCGTAGACCGTCCGCCAATCGACTACCGACGCGGCGCAGCGCATCCAGATCGCGATTAGCGAGGCTTGATTGCTCCAATTGCTGTCCTCGCGGGTTTCGAGCTGCGAGCGCTCCCAGAAGGTGAAGCCCTGGCCGTTGTCCTTTTCTTGCTCGCTGGTCTGGATGAAGTAGTTGTCCTTATCCACCATGTACGGCGTCTCGACGACTTCCGGGAGCGCGCCGGTCGCGCGGAGCACGTTGATGTTGTTAGTCTGCGCGTTCCACTGCAACGGCGAGCCGAGGATGCGCCGGGTTTCCGGGCCGCTTTCCGGCGACAGGATGACCCGCTTGGGCAGCACGTTGATGACGAAGCCGCGGCCGTTGCGCGTGTAGCTGATCTGAATAACGGCGTTTTCGAAAGCGAGTTCGGAGACGTTGGCCGATACCAGCGCATTGGACTGCACGCCGCTCGCGGTGGGGTGGCTCGGCGAGCACAGCGGCACGCCATCGGCGCGGAGGCCATTGACGGCATCGAAGGCGACCTGCAGGGGAGCGTGGGCGATGTACTCTTCGGTCTGCCGGGCGCTAAACGCCAGCTCTTTCATCATGCGGGAGCCGACATCTTCGTAAAGATTGTCGTCTTTCGCCTCTCGCGAGATCGCGACGGCGAGGCCGTACGAGGCCATGGTGACCTGCGTGCGATAGCCCTCGTTCGGAATGTCGAACTGCACCGGCTCCAGTTCCGGTTGCTGCACGGCGAGGCCAAGGCCGGCCCTCTCAGTCATAAACTCCTCAAAAGCCTTTTCGCTCGGCTTCGCGTCGTAGAACTGTGCATAAATTGGAGCCAGTCTCTCGTAGTCGAGGCCAAAAAGGGCAAAAAGTCCCGGCCAGTATTGCGAACTTTGCAAACTGCGATCGATCACCTGAATGGGAGCCTCCTATTGCAGCTAAGTCAGTATTGACCTTAGTGCCGATTGCGTGTAAGACACCCGTGCAACCCGGTGTCGGATCAAAGGAAGCTTATCATGGAACGCGAAACTGTCAAAATATGCTCAAAGTGTCATACACTTAAGCCGCTCGTTAAGCATCGCTCAATATGCGTCGAGTGCAATCTTGTACGTAAGCGTGAAGTAGCAGCGGCGCAGCAAGCAACCCCGGAAGGTCGCGAAGCAAACAGAGCCAGAGCCGCTGCTTTCCGCGCAACGCCAGAAGGTAACGCGTATCAACGTGAGTACGAACAAGACCCAAATAATAAAGCAAAACGTGCAGTGGCACAGCGCAAACCCACTAATGAAAAAGTGCGCCAAGATCGTTTCCGTCAAAGCCCTGAGTACAACGCCATGATGAGCGACGCACGCGCGGCCAGAAAACCAGGTTACTGGAAAGGATGGGGCCAAACTGCAGAACAAAAAGCGGCTCGCAGAGTGTGGTTTCGTAAATGGCAATTATCGCCGCAAGGTCGTCTGTCGTCTCTCATAGCAGGTGCTAAAAAACGGGCGGCCGACAACGGACTGCTATTTGATCTGGAAGTCGCAACTTTCCCCGAATTGACAGCTTGCGCGGTTACAGGACTACCTTTTTGCTTTGATGAGCCCGACGAAACTAAATTTAATCCGTGGGCGCCGTCCATCGATCGCAAAGACCCTTTCCGGGGCTATGTAAAGGACAATGTGCAGTTCGTCTGTGTGGCCTACAACCTTGCCAAAAATCAGTTTTCCGAAGCGGTGCTCTTGCGCCTCGCCCGTGCTATCGTTGACAGGAACCCGCAACCTGTCATACAAGAGCCCTCATGCGCGATATCGCCAAGCTAAACCTAGACCTCAACAAGCCCGAAGGCTTCGGCAACTTGGCCGAAAAGCTTGACGACAGCGACCGCCGCATCCTCGCCACCGATCTGGCCGAACTAATCAACATCGACGAACAGTCGATGTCCGATTGGACCGGCGAGGCGGAGGGTTATCTCGACAAGATCGAAGACGCCGACAAAGGCAATGCACAGCCGCAAAACCGCGAGCAAGAAGGCGCTGGCGAAGAACCGGCGCCGTCCACGGAATTGACGCTCTCCGCCGTCATCCAGTTTTCGGCACGCGCTACCGATGCGCTGCTCGGCGAGCCGGACCTTGCGCGGGCGAGCGAACCCGGTGGCGAGAAGCTTGCGGCGTGGGTATCCAGCCAGCTACGCACCAAAGATCCGAATTGGGTTCTGGATACGGACCCGCTGATCGTCCACATGTCCGTCACCGGCTTGGCATGGCGCAAGCGCAGCTTTGACGATATCGACAAAGTATTTCATTCGTACTTCCTGCCCAGCGTCGGCCCCGGCCGCGTCATCGTCAACAAGAGCATACGTTCAATCGAGCGCGCCCCGCGCATCACGCACGATTTCGAGCGTTATCCGTACGAGATCGAGCGCTCGATCGAACGCGGGCACTGGATCGATTACGAGCCGCGATACGACGAACGCGACACGCAGGCGCCGAAGAAATTCTATGAAGTGGACTTGTGGCTTGACCTCGACGGTGACGAGATTGATGAACCGTGGACCATCACGATATCGCGTGATGATTTTCTCGAAGTCATCAAGATCGCGCCGCGCTGGTCAAAGAAGACAATCGTCGATACGAAAGATGTATTATTCTTTCGGCCGTTTCACCGCTTCTACCCATACCGCTTCTTGCCGGATCCCAAGGGCGGCTTTCTTCCGATGGGGTTCGGCAAGCTGCTGCACCGGATCGAAAGCTCCGCTGATCACTTGCTTGCGTCGATTTGCGACACGGCGCAGACTGAAGGCGAGAATGGCGGCGTGCTGGCAGGCGGCGGCGTTGGTCTGCCCGATAAGGTGGAGCTGAAAGGCAACCGTGTTACGACCATCAATACGGATGGTCGACCGCTACAAGACATGTTCTCACCGTTCCCGATGAAGTCGGTTTCGCCGGGTTCCGTGCAAGTGCTCGAAAAAATGATGACGCTCGGCGATCGGCTCGCCGGCACGCTGAACAACTTGGAAAACGCGCCCGCATCCATGACGGCGACCATGGCGAAGGGCCTAATTGACAGCGGTTCGCAAGTTCAATCGGCCGTACACCGCCGTCTCGTGTCGTCACTAACGCAGGAAATGCACCAATTCGTGCAGATGGCCGACGCGTACGGCGCGTTGCCCGAAGGCGTGACGGCGCAAGACGGCAACGGTGTTGCGGTCACCGCGGACCCGCAACTCGCCACCGAAATGGCGCGCTCGGCGGCCGGCGGCCTCTACATGCAAATGATCGAAGCGGGAGCCAAGGTGCCCGGTAGCTTCAACGTGCAGGAAGCCGCTTCACGTTTCTGTCAAGTCATGCGGCTGCCCGACCCGGAAAAACTGATAGGCCAGCCGCCCCCGCCGCCGCAAGCTACGCCTTGGGAGAAAATGCAGGGCGCTGTGAAGCTGATGCGCGAGCGTACGGAAAACATCAAGGTTACCGGCGCCGTGGCTGTACAGTTGACGCAAGCGCTGCTAAACATGGTCGAGGCAGCCGGCGGAATGCAGAACAATCGCGCTGCGCTCTTGACTATGGCGCAACTTGAGCAAGCCGTACAGCAGATGATGCAAGGGGCAGCCGATGCCGGAACTAGCCTTGACGGAGTGGTTAACCAGCAAGGAGACCAGAGTTCTCCGGGCGTACCTCCGCCAGCGGCAGGCGGCGCCCCTCCGCCAGTTTCTAACGGGGCAGGTGGTGGAGCCGCTGGACCAGGGGCGGGCAGCGGCCTTCAATGAACTGGATGGGTTGCTAGCGCTGCCCGCGGGCGAAGTACAAAAGATTTTTGAGACGGCTTTGAAGGAACAGAAGACATGAATGATATCGGATGGGCTGTTCGCATGATGCAGAGCGGCAACAAAGTTTGCCGTGCAGGCTGGAACGGTAAAGGCATGTGGCTTGCGCTACAAGTTCCTGACGCGCACAGCAAAATGGGACTGCCATACGTCTACATGAAGACGGCGCCCGGCCCTCTTGTTCCGTGGCTGTGTTCGCAAACTGACTTGCTTGCGTTGGATTGGGAGGTTGTGTCTTGAGCGACGTTGGCCTGTACGGCTTCGAAATCCCGCACGAGTTCGTGCAGCCGACGCGAGACATGGTGATTATCCGCATTCCGTTCCCGCCGGAAAAGATCGGCAGCATCATCACGCCCGACATGACCCGCGAACTGCTCGCGCACAACGTCATGGCCGGACGCATCGTCGCCATGGGGCCGATCGCATTCAGTTACAAAGACGGCGAAGGTCTGAGTCGGCAAGACGCCAATATCGGCGATTGGGTGCTGATACGCCCATTCGCCGGGACGATGGTGCAAGGCGGGCAGATCATGGTCACAAGCGGATGGCGCTACGTTTCCAGCTTCCAGGACGTGATTGGCATCATCCCAGCCAATAAGATGCCGGCACCGGAAGCGCTGCTGTGGGACGCTGTGAACGTCCATGAGCCGAGCAATCCAAAGCGCTCGGTTCCGGATCACTTCGCTTTTGACGGAAGGAAGAAGGCATGATCTATCAATTGAAGATCATCGATATAATTTGTTTACAGGAGTATTTCGAGAAGCGCGGAACCGATGTAGACAAGGCGCGCGCTGCTGACCTGCACGAGCGGATATGCAAGTTCACGGACGGCATATTCGACGGTTCGGCGGTCAGCAGGATGAGCCCGGTCGAAATTTACGAAAAACTTACGGGCGAAAAGGTGCCGGAATGAACGACCTCAACGTAATGATGCGCGAACAGGCGCGCGCCGGCCTGCAAACGCAACTCGACGCTGCGGTGACCAACGGTGACACAGCAGCCGCGACCAAGATCGCAGAAGACATCGCCAAGTTGGCTGTGCAATCCGCGCCCAAGGCCCCGCCATATGGCGACGTGGAGATCCGCGCCGAGCTCGAAAAGGCACCGTGGTTTGGCATCGATCCGAAGAAATCGGCCAAGGCCGTCGAGTTCGGCAAGACCATGAACCCGAAGAAATTCGCGACTGCGGAAGCTTTCGCTGCGGCGCTGATCAAAGCCGTGGACGAAGAGTTCAAGCCGGCGGCTGCCGACCCTGATCCTGCGGACGACCCGGAAGACGACCCCGCGGATGATCCGGCCGAGGCCGACCCGCCGGCAGGGAAAAAGAAGCGCGCGACCGACGCCCCCGGCGAAGGTGACGCACTCGGCAGCCGAACTGCGACAAATCGTCGCACCGGCCCGTGGACGAAGCTGACCGACGCGCCGGCCGACGTTCAGAAGGAAATCAGGCGTACGGCCGACAAATTCGTGTCATCCACGGCACCGAAAGAGCAGCGCGAAAAATTCATCGCGAACGCGCTCGAAAGCCACTACGCGACGCACCTGCGCACCAGAGGAAATAGG